CCTGAAAAGTCTCAAAACCCGTTTGCTTATTTCACACAAATTATTCACTACGCGTTCTTACGTAGAATACAGAAAGAAAAGAAACAATTGGAGATCAAGAACAAAATTCTTGAGAAGACTGGATATGAACAAGTCTTTGAGAGAGATACTCTTGACGATTCCAACTACAGTGATTATAATCAAATCAAAGATGCTGTCCATTCTAAATTACGTAATTGATGAAGATAGCAATAATTACAGACCAGCACTTTGGATGCAGAAAAAATTCAAAACTTTTTCATGATTATTTTCTAAAGTTTTATAATGACGTTTTCTTTCCTACTTTAGAGAAAGAAGGTATCACTACAGTTATTGATATGGGTGATACCTTTGACAGTAGAAAAGGTATTGACTTTGGTGCTTTGACATGGGCAAAGGATCATTACTTTGATCGCTTAAGAGATATGGGCATAACTGTTCATACTATTGTAGGTAATCATACAGCATACTATAAAAATACTAATGATGTAAATGCAGTAGATCTTTTGTTGAGAGAATATGATAATGTAAAAACTTATTCAGAAGTATCATCTATAATGGTAGGTGATTGTAATATTACTCTTGTGCCTTGGATTAATTCTGATAATCAAGAAATGAGTCATGCTTTGATTAAAAAGTCAAGATCTTCTATATGCATGGGACATCTTGAGTTGATTGGTTTTAGGGTTCATCGTGGTTATATTATGGAGCATGGAACTGATGCATCACTATTTGATAAATTTGATAAAGTTTTCTCTGGACACTATCATACAAGATCTGATAATGGAAAAATTTTCTATCTAGGTAATCCTTATGAAATGTACTGGAACGACTGCAACGACACAAGAGGATTCCATCTCTTTGAAACAGAAACTAAAGAACTCACTGCGGTGGACAATCCATATAGGATCTTTCATGTTATTTACTATGAGGATCATGATCACCAGCTTTTTGATGCAAGACAACTTGAAAACAAAATAGTTAAAGTTGTAGTTAAAAAGAAAAGTAATCAGGTACAGTTTGAAAAATTCTTAGATAAACTGTATAATGCTAATGTAGCAGAACTTAAAATAGTAGAAAACTTTGCCCTTACTGAGGCAGCAGAGTTTGAAGCATTTGAGTCTGAAGATACTCTCTCTATTCTCAATAGATATATTGAGGATTCAGAGACAGATATTGATAAATCAAAAGTGCAAAAATTAGTACAGGAAGTTTATCAGGAGGCATGTGAATTAGTTTGATGTTCATTCTAACAGTGGAGGGCAAAGAGTCTGAGGGTGCATACTCAGTCACTGCTGAAGATGGAGAGCAAGTTCTTTACATCTTTGAGGAGGAAGATGATGCTATCAGATTCGCTCTTCTACTAGAAGATCAAGACTATCCAGAAATGCATGTGATAGAAGTTGATGGTAAAGTAGTTATCAAAACTTGTGAGATGCATGACTATAGGTATTCAGTTATTACTAAAAATGACATTGTTATTCCACCACCAATAGACCATGATTTTATTTGAGAAAATACGTTGGAAGAATTTTCTTTCTACTGGTAATCAATACACTGAAGTTGAACTTGATACTAACTCTACCACATTGATCATTGGTACTAATGGTTCAGGTAAGAGCACAGTATTAGATGCTTTAACATTTAGTTTGTTTAATAAACCATTTAGAAAGATTAGTAAAGCACAACTTATTAATACAGTCAATGAGAAAGATTGTAGAGTAGAGGTAGTATTCTCTATAGCAGAAACTAAATGGAAGGTAGTTAGGGGAATCAAACCAAATATATTTGAGATTCATAGAAATGGTATATGTATGGATCAATTCTCAAACTCTAATGATCAACAGAAATGGTTAGAGCAGAATGTAGTAAAGATGAACTATAAGTCTTTTACTCAGATTGTTATTTTAGGTAGTAGTAACTTTGTTCCTTTTATGCAATTAAGTGCTCCCAACAGAAGGGAAGTTATAGAGGATCTTTTGGATATTAAAATATTCTCCTCTATGAATAATCTACTTAAGGATAAGATTAGAGGCATAAAAGATGAAGTAAGAACTTTAGATCTTAAGAAAGAGTCTCTTAATGATAAAGTTAAGATGCAGACTGATTTTATGGAGAAGATTGAGAAAAGAGGAAATGATGATATAAATGATAAAAAGAAAAAAAGTAGAGAGTTGGGAGATGAGATATGTGTATTGATGTTAAAGAATGAACATTCTAATGATCAAGTATATGGATTGACTAAAGAGCAAGAAAAGGTAACAGGTGCTACAGAAAAGTTACGTAAGATGGGAACTATAAAAGGCACTTTGTCTAATAAGGTAGCAACTATTACAAAGAAGAATAAGTTTTTTAAAGAAAATACTGTTTGCCCTACCTGTAAGCAAGACATAGAAGAAGAGTTTAGGTTAAATAACATTAGTGATGCTCAAGATAAGATAAAAGAGTTGCAATCTGGTTATCAGGAACTGGAGGAGGCAATTAAAAAAGAGGAGGAGCGAGAGCATCACTTTACAAAACTATCAAAGGAGATTACTTCACTCACGCATGGCATTTCTAAAAACAATACTCATATCTCTGGGTTTCAAAAACAGATCAGAGATTTGGAATCTGAAATTCAGGAACTTACCAAACAACTTGCAAACAGAAATACTGAGCATGAGAAGCTAGAATCATTTAAAGACAACTTAAAAGAAACATATGAGGCACTAGCCTCTAAGAAGGACACAATAAGCTATCATGATTTTTCATATAGTTTACTAAAAGACGGTGGAGTTAAATCTAAAATCATCAAGAAGTATCTTCCATTAATTAATCAGCAGGTAAATAGATATCTGCAGATGATGGACTTTTATATTAACTTTACTCTTGATGAAGAGTTTAATGAAACCGTACAGTCCCCCATTCATGATAATTTTTCTTATGCTTCCTTTAGTGAAGGAGAGAAGATGAGAATAGATCTTGCTCTTTTGTTCACATGGAGGGAGGTAGCAAGATATAAGAATTCTGTAAATACAAATCTTCTTATTATGGATGAGGTGTTTGATAGTTCCCTTGATGGGTATGGAACTGAGGAGTTTCTTAAAATTATTCGCTTTGTGGTAAAAGATGCTAATGTGTTTGTAATATCACATAAGACAGGTATGGACGATAGGTTTGATAATGTGCTAAGATATGAAAAGATAAAAGGTTTTAGTAGGTTGGCATCATGAATGAAAGAGAAAAAGAAGAGTTAAGAGATTTAAAAAATAGAGTAAATAGACTGCAATATGAGTTTGATAAATTAAAAAATGCTATATTGTTTCTTCCTGAAATAGGAGATAAAGTACAAAAAGGAATGTGGTTATGAAAATATTAATAACTGGACATAAAGGATTCATAGGAAGTTATCTATGGAATCATATTGAAAAAGCTGGAGTAACTGGTGTAGAATTGCATGGCATAGATTTTCCTGATGATATAGGAAATTTCAATACAGGTGAGGTCTATGATGTGGTGATACACCTTGCAGCTTTTGCAAATCTTAGAGGAAGTTTTTTAAATCCTGATAAATTTTGGGAGAACAATGTAGTTAAGTCACAACCAATCTTTGATTACTGTAAAGAATGTGATGTTAGATTATTATATGCTAGTTCTGCTGGTGCTCATGGATGGTGGCAGAATCCTTATGCTATCACTAAGAAAGTAAATGAAATACAAGCACCACGCAACAGTGTTGGTATGAGATTTTTTAATGTGTGGGCAGAGGAGGGAAGTAGATCTGATATGCTTTATAGAATGTTACAGGAAGATACTGCTAGGTACATCACTAAACATAAGAGAGATTATATTCATGTACATGACATATGCACAGCGATTCTAACTCTAATACCTAGTTCCTTTACAGGTCATTTGGATATAGGATATGGTGAGTCTATTCCTGTTATGGATATAGCAAAAGCAATGGGCAAGGATTTACCTATTAAGGAGGACACACCAGGTGAACCAGACAGTTTGTGTGCTGACATATCTGAGTTGACTGAGATGGGATGGTATCCTACAATAAATATTGTGGATCATCTCAAGAGTTATGAGAACTCCTAACTGGCAACATCATTCTAAGAAAGAAAAGAAGAGAACACTGAAACCACAGGCATTGCGTCAAGCAAGGAAAAGGCGTGGACAGTTGATAAAGCGTCTACTCACCCACCCAAAAGGTGGGTTTTTTAGTATCATAGGTATATCACAAGAAAAGTTACATGGCAGTTCAGCAAGAAATCAAGTCACAACTAGCAAAACTGCTTGCTACTGAGGATCTAGTAGTAGAGCATAAGAATGTGCCTACAGCACAGTTCAATGTGCATACAAGAGAGTTGCTTCTACCACTATGGGAGAAAGCAAGTAGCACTGTATATGATATGTTGGTTGGACATGAAGTAGGACATGCACTCTTTACACCTGATGAGGAGATGGGTGTGGAAGTTCCTGCACAGTTTTTAAATGTAGTAGAAGATGTAAGAATAGAAAAGTTAATGAAGAGAAAGTATCTTGGTATCGCTAAGACTTTTTACAGAGGGTATCATGAGTTGCATGAAAAAGATTTCTTTGAGGTAAATGATGAAGATCTTGATAGTCTTAATCTTGCTGATAGGATTAATTTATATTATAAGGTAGGTTCTTTCCTTGATGTTGATTTTACAGATGATGAGACTAGGATTGTTGAATTGATTGGTAAGTGTGAGACTTTCAAGGAAGCAAAGGAAGCAGCAAAGATTTTATATGAGTATTGTAAAGATGAAGTAAATCAAGAACAACAGACACAGAAGAATGAGGAAGAGGGTGATGGTGAGATGGATATACCTAATAATTCATCAGATCTAAAGACTGATGAAGTGGATGGACAAGAAGTGGATGATGAGACACCTGATGCACAACCTACTCCACCAGTAGCAGAAGAGCAGAAAGAACCAGAAGTTCAAACTGCTGAGTCATTAGAGAGTCATCTTCAAGATTTGGTAAGAGAGAATGCTACTGAGAATGTTTATCTTGAAGTTCCTGATTTAGATTTAGATAAGATTATTGCTTCTAATGAAGATATTCATAAAGAGATTGATAGGTCATGGAAACAGCAGCAAGACTATATTGATGAGTATACAAAATTGCCTATAAAGTCAAATTTATTTGAAGAAGTAGATGCAGAGTATAATCAGTTTAAAAGAGATGCTCAGAAAGAAGTATCCTATCTTGTAAAGGAGTTTGAGTGTAAGAAAGCTGCTAGTGCTTATTCCAGAGCTGCTACCAGTAGAACTGGTGTGTTGGATACTGCTAGACTTCATACCTATAAGTTCAATGAGGATTTATTCAAAAAAGTGACAGTATTGCCTGATGGTAAAAATCATGGTCTAGTCTTTATTCTTGATTGGTCTGGTTCTATGTCCAGAGAAATGCTTGATACTATCAAACAACTTTACAATCTCATATGGTTCTGTAAGAAAGTATCTATCCCATTTGATGTGTACGCTTTTAGTAATGAGTGGAAGAGAAGAGAGCAAGATGCTACTGGTCAGTGGAATCCAATAGATAATGCATTAGCATATGAACCTCAAGAATATGACTTACAAGTTGAAGAAGATTTCTCATTAATGAATCTCTTTACTAGTAATGTAAGAACTAATGAGTTGGAACATCAATTAAAGAATATATGGAGAATTGCTAGTGTATTTTCTAACTACTATGGCAGCAGATATAGTTATCCTACTAGATTATGTTTATCAGGAACTCCATTGAATGAATCGCTTATGTGTCTTCATAAGATTCTTCCTAAGTTTCAGAAGGACAATAATGTAGAAAAGGTGCAGTGTGTCATACTTACTGATGGTGAAGCAAACTCTGTCCCTTATCACGCTTTACATAAAGATTATTTCAATTCAGATCAATGGAAGATGGGAGTGAGGGGTATTAATCCTGGTCATTGTTTTTTAAGAGATAGATCTTTAGGTAGAGTTTATAAGTTTGGTTACTCTTGGTGGCAATTTTCTGATGCTCTTATCAATAACTTACAAGATAAGTTTCCTTCTACTAGTTTCATAGGTATTAGAGTTCTTCCTCCAAGAGAGGGAAGCAATATCCTAAGAAGATATTGTGATAGTCCTGCTGACTATGAAAAGTGTATGAAGGATTGGAGAAAACTAAAAACATTTACTATCACTAGCAGTGGTTATGATGCATACTTTGGTCTGTCTTCCAGTGCTCTTGCAGATGATACTGAGTTTGAAGTTAAAGAAGGTGCAACAAAAGGACAGATTAAGACTGCTTTTGTTAAGTCATTAAAGACTAAGAAGCTAAATAAAAAGGTGTTAGGAGAATTTGTTTCTTTGGTGGCATGAGAACATTTCAAGAATTCTGCTCTCAATTGAATGAGAGCAGTTTAAGTAGAATTAAGAGTAAATCAGACAAGGGTGGGATGGCAATCATCTCAGGATCAAGAGGTGACAAATCAAAGAAAGAGAACAAGGCAAGAGCGAAACAGTTAGATAAAGACATCAAGGGTAAGGGTCTACCTGGAGCCACCAAAGTATCTGGAAGATGGACTGAAAATCCTGGCACTAAGGATGAGAAAAAGGTTAAGGAAAGAAGTCATGTTGTCACCTCTGGTAAAAAAGGAAAGAGAAAGTTCAAGAAGGCAGTAAAGGCGTTAGGTAAGAAGTATGGACAGGATGCAGTATTGACACAAACTAAAAAAACTGGTACACTATCAGCAACTAGGAAAGGTGGATTAGGTAAGGATAAAAGAGCTACTGTAGGAAAAATGAGGCCAGGTAGATCCTCTGCTGATGGTGATACTCAGATTAAAAAGAAGACCTTTACTTATGAAAAATGACAAAAAAACTATATGATGACTCCAATTGGAGAGAAGAATATAAAAGTTACACTAGTAACCAAAGGCATCTTGAATTGCTTGAGAATGGACCTAAAAGTCTTTCTCAATCATGGATGATGCAAGCGATGTATGGGCAATGGAAAAAAATAAAAGGATATGATAAGTTAGATCCACAGGAAAATGAAGGTCAATTGCAGTCATCTATGAAGGAGTTTTTACAAAGACAAAAAGATCAAGGTATATGACAGTATACAAACTGGTACATGGGGGGTTTAAAGACCCCTTTTTTGTTCTATAATATGATTATAGAAACAAACACATCATGGCATTATTTGAAATTAAAATGACTGAGAAAGAAATTGTTGATGGGTTGAGAAGCAATTATGGTAAAGAGTTCACTGCTCCTGACGTGCGTGGATTCTGTGCTGCAAATGACATTGCTTATCAAACTGTTACTAAGAAGATAGAACAATATAAAGTTGGTAGAGGCAAGTGGAATCTTGAAGTTACCACTAAGGCAGTAGAGAACATTGAGAAGTCATTCAGTGCTCCTGCTGTAGAACCAACAGTGCAACAAAATTTAGTTCCTGATCAAGATGATGCCTTTGTAAAGTTTGGTCCATTTAATGATGTAAAAAGTATAATCAAATCTAAACAGTTCTATCCTACATTTATTACTGGTCTATCAGGTAATGGTAAGACCTTTGGTGTAGAGCAAGCATGTGCTCAACTAGGTAGAGAGTTGATCAGAGTCAACATTACCATTGAAACTGATGAGGATGATCTCATTGGTGGATTCAGATTGGTTGATGGTGCTACTGTATGGCACAATGGTCCTGTTATTGAAGCACTTGAAAGAGGTGCAGTTCTATTACTAGATGAAGTTGACCTTGCATCTAACAAGATACTTTGCTTGCAACCAGTTCTAGAAGGTAAGGGATTGTTCCTTAAGAAGATTGGTAAGTTTGTTCAACCAGCAGCAGGATTCAATATTATCGCCACTGCTAATACAAAGGGTAAAGGATCTGATGATGGTAGATTCATTGGTACAAATGTATTGAATGAAGCATTCCTTGAAAGATTCTGTGTAACCTTTGAGCAAGACTATGCATCACCAGCGATAGAGACTAAGATTCTTAGACTACACTCTGCTAGTGTTGGATGTCATGATGACAAGTACATCAAGCATCTTGTGGATTGGGCAGATATTATTAGAAGAACATTCTATGATGGTGGTATTGATGAGGTAATTTCAACTAGAAGATTGGTTCATATCATCAGAGCATATAGTATCTTCAATGATAAGTTGAAAGCAATCAAGGTATGTACTAATAGATTTGATGATGAGACTAAGCAAGCATTCCTTGAACTATATGACAAGGTAGATGCTGATGTAGACATTGACAAAGTGGAGGAATAGTGTTATGGTTAATGCATGGAGCTTACTTTATGATGAACTTTATGGAGAAGATGGAATGAGTAAAAAAACTTTTAATGTAGGATCAGGTAATACAGCATCAATGGGGGATTTTGTTAACTTTGATCTTAGTGATTCGCATAACAATGTGACCATTGATACTAGCAATTATGAGACCTTAGATTTAAGTGGTATAGAGGGTATCAATATTGATATGGACCCAGCTTTAGCATATATGGAAACTGGTACAGAGCTCAAAATTGATTCTGTTTATGCAGGAGATGCCATAGGAGATTCAGTTTATACTGATACTTGGCCACATGCTCAAAATTTTCTAGCAGATAATGATGATGCTGCTGCTCATCATTTTACTACACCAAAACCTGGTATAGAATCAAATAATCCTAGAAAATATAAAGAAGATGAGTCTATCAAAGCTCTTCAAGATTATATTTCTACAACATACAATGGACACTATACTTCTAAAGAGAATAATGTTCAAACACTTGATCTTATTGAGTCAGTGGGAGATGCAGAATCATTCTGTAGATCCAATGCCATTAAGTATTTGAGTAGGTATGATAAGAAGGGACAAGCAAAACGTGATATACTAAAAGCACTACACTATTCACTCCTACTTTATCACTTCAGTGGGCAATTAAATGAAACTACGACCCGTGGCTATGAAACTTTCTGATAATACATTATCACTTCTTAAAAACTTTTCTACAATTAATCAGTCTATTTTATTCAAGCAAGGTAGTAAGTTACGCACTATTAGTGTGATGAAGAATATTCTTGCAGAAGCAACAGTAGAGGAAGAGTTGCCAAAAGATTTTGGTATCTATGATCTAAATCAATTCTTGAATGGATTGGGACTTCATCAAAGTCCCACTCTTGATTTTGAGAATGATGGTCATGTTGTAATTAAGGAAGGCAAGATGAGATCTAAGTATTTCTTTGCTGATCCTCAAGTTATTATTACTCCACCAGATAAGGAAATCACTCTTCCTACTGAAGATGTAAGTTTTGAGTTGAGCACTCAACAGTTAGATAAACTGCTCAAGGCAGCAGGTATCTATCAACTACCTGATCTAGCAGTCATAGGTGAAGCAGGTGTAGTTAAGTTATTGGTAAGAGATAAGAAGAATGATACATCAAATGACTTCTCTGTTATAGTTGGAGAGACTGATAAAGAGTTTACTTTCAACTTTAAGATTGAGAATATTAAAATTCTACCAGGCACTTATGAAGTGGTTGTGTCACAAAAATTACTGTCCAAGTTTACCAACAAAGACTGTGATTTGCGTTATTATATAGCTCTAGAACCTGATTCTACTTTTGGATAATGAGACTAACACAAGAAGTCATTGACAAAATTCAAGTTGCAATGCAACACACCAAAATGAATGGTGAAGTTAATTGGAAGGATGGAGATGAGATTGATGTGTGTCTTGGAGGAACATTTGCTGGTGATAAATTTATTAGTATAATAAACAGGACAAGAAGCAACACCACCAAAAAATGAAGGAATTTGATTATGACCTTGATTACAAAACCCTTGATTTTACAGATGAAGAAACTCGCAAACTTTATCGCATTGGAAGGGGGGAACAAGGAGTGTTATTGGTACGCCCTTATACTAACGATATATGCTCTCATTGGAGATTCAAGACTCCTAATGAAGCAATAGTATCTAGTAATAAAATCTATTCCATGTATGAGAACTATCTAAATGATGGTGATTTTATAGGTATGGATATGTGTCGTAAATTCCTTGAGATGGGATTTACAAGAGCAAGAAGATATGCCAACCATAATGATGGTAGGAAGTATGATAGTGAAGGTAATGTTAGACCACAAGAACCAGATCATGCTACAAGCAAGTATGCACAATCTGCAGGTATCTTTAAGAAGATAAGAAACATTGTGGCAAAGAGCACAGAGTATGTTATGATGAGGAAAGAGTGGAGAGCATCTGAATGAATATTTTTGTTACTGATCCATCACCCTATGTGTCTGCTCAGGTGTTACCTGACAAACACATTGTCAAGATGCCACTAGAGACCTGTCAAATGCTTTCTCTGGTTTGTTCTGATAAGTGGGGTCATGGTTATGGTGAGATACATCGTATCAATGGTGAACCATACAGGACAGACAGGGGTGCATTTCGTAATCATCCTTGCACAATATGGGCAAATGAATCACTTACTAATACATGGTGGTTAGTTGCTCATGGTTTGGGATTATGTCAAGAGTATACTCACAGGTATGGTAAGGTTCATAGTTGTCAGAGTGCCATAGAAGAAGCAGCAAGTATTATCCCTCTTAGAAAACCAACAACACCAAAATCATTTACCTTTGCAGGTCCTGATCAGTTCAAGTATGACAAGACCATTGATATCTTTACAGCCTATAAAAGATATATTGCATCTAAACCTTGGGCTGCATCTAATTATTTACGTGACTCATCCAGAAAACCAGATTGGATCTAAATTATGAGAGATGAATTTTTGTGGGTTGAAAAATACAGACCCAAAACAATTGAAGAATGTATTCTACCAGAACAAACTAAAAAGACTTTTCTAGATTTCCTAGATAAAGGAGAAGTGCCAAATTTACTTCTTGCTGGTCCTGCTGGATGTGGCAAGACTACAGTAGCTAAGGCATTATGTAATCAATTGGGGGTTGATGTTTATGTCATTAATGGATCAGATGAAGGCAGGTTTCTTGACACTGTTAGGAACAACGCCAAAAACTTCGCGTCTACAGTCTCTCTTAGCAGCGAGTCAAAGCATAAAGTCATCATCATTGATGAAGCAGACAATACCACTCCCGACGTACAACTCCTTCTTAGAGCGAGTATTGAGGAGTTCAGTGGAAACTGCAGATTTATCTTTACCTGCAATTACAAGAACAAAATCATTGAACCACTCCACAGCAGATGTGCAGTCATTGAGTTTGGAATCAAAGGAAAAGAAAAGCAAGAAATCGCAACATGCTTTTTCAAGCGTCTTAACACAATCTTGGAACAAGAAAGAGTTGAAGTAGATAAAAAAGTTTTAGCACAACTTATCAATAAACACTTTCCTGATTGGAGGAGAGTATTGAATGAGTGTCAAAGATATTCTGTAGGTGGTAAGATAGATAGTGGTATACTAGCAACCTTTACTGATGTTCAAGTAAATGACCTTCTTAAAAACCTTAAAGAAAAAAATTTCACTGAAGTACGCAAGTGGGTTGTTGATAATCTTGACAATGATACTAGCGTATTACTACGTCGTATTTACGATTCTCTCTATGCAGCCTTGGTCCCTGGCAGTATACCTGCTGCTGTTCTTATCATCGCTAAGTATCAGTATCAAATTGCTTTTGTCGCAGACCAAGAAATAAACATGCTTGCTTGCTTAACAGAGATAATGGTGGAGTGTAAGTTTAAATGAAGAAAGGTTTAAAGACTCCTTTAAGATATCCAGGTGGCAAGTCTAGAGCAGTCTCTAAGATGGCACAATACTTTCCTAATCTTAGAGAATATACTGAGTATAGAGAACCATTCTTAGGTGGTGGTAGTGTTGCTATCTACATGAGTCAGATGTATCCACATCTTAAGATTACTGTCAATGATTTGTATGAACCATTGATGAACTTCTGGTCTAATCTTCAGATGTTTGGTGATGAATTATATACTGAACTAAAAAATCTTAAGATTGCTTATTGCAATCAAGACTCTGCTAGATGTTTATTTGCAGAGATGAAAGATATAATCAATGATAGAACTAAGACTGATCTTGAAAGAGCAGTTGCTTTTTATGTTGTAAATAAGTGTAGTTTCTCTGGTCTTACAGAGTCATCTTCTTTCTCAGCACAAGCAAGTGACTCTAACTTCTCCATGAGGGGTATAGAAAAGTTGCCTGAGTATTCAGAAATAATCTCACACTGGCATATTAATCAATACTCATATGAGTATTGTTTTAGAACAGATATTCATGATGGATTATTCATGTACCTAGATCCTCCTTATGATATAAAGGATAATCTTTATGGACATAAGGGGTCAATGCATAAACAATTTGACCATGATAAATTTGCTGAAGATTGTTCTAACACTTCAATACCTCAGATGGTTAGTTATAATTCTGACCAGCTCATTAAGGATAGATTTAAAGATTGGAATGCTAGTGAGTTTGATCTTACTTACACTATGCGTTCTGTTGGGCAATACATGAGAGAACAAAAAGAAAGAAAGGAACTACTGCTACTTAATTATGGAACTGAAAGATTGGCTTAATTCTATCAACTTCACTAAGGAGGATTTATCTTATGATATTAAGACCTATCCTCCCTATATTATCAATAGATGTCTATCAGGATTTATTGATACTATCATGTATGCTAATGAGATGAATAGGTATCATGACTTAGATAAAGACATGCAATATTCATTTTATCTAAATAGTGTGAGGAAAAGGAAGAGATTCTCTCCTTGGCTCAGAAAAGATAAAGTCAATGATTTAGAATGTGTTAAACAGTATTATGGGTATAGTAATGAAAAAGCATCCCAAGCACTGAAAATTCTAGATAAAACGCAACTGAACTTTATTAAACAAAGACTTGAAACTGGCGGCACACAATGACTACACAAGAACCACAGGTGAATTGGTCTCCTGATATGATGGTTGAGGTTATTCTCAACGAACCTGATGACTTTCTCAAAGTACGTGAAACTTTAACTAGAATAGGAGTTGCTTCTAGAAAGGAGAAGAAACTCTATCAGAGTTGTCATATATTACATAAGCAGGGTAGATATTACCTAGTACATTTTAAAGAATTATTTGCTTTGGATGGTAAAAAAGCCAACCTAACAGTCAACGATGTGCAGAGAAGAAATCGTATTACTAAGTTACTCTCTGATTGGGGATTGATTGGTATAGTAAAGGAAGATTCTGTGATGGATATTGCTCCATTGAATCAAATCAAAGTTCTTTCTTACAAAGATAAGGGTGATTGGATACTAGAACAGAAGTATAATATAGGTAAAAAAAATAAAGTACAGGAAACCACACCTGAATAAAATCATCTTCTGGTATAATTAGTAGTGTGGATGCCTTAGGGGTTCACAATTTACTAAAGACGCTTACGGAGGTCTATTATGTTTGGTCCTAATTCACTTACGCTCTCAGTTCCAGAGACAGCAAAATACCTTGACACTATTCACAGAAATAGTATAGGTCTAGAGGATTGGATGAGAAGACTTGACTCTACCTTTGAAACAGGAGATGTCAATTATCCACCTTATAATCTTGTTAAAGAGACAGACACAAGATTTAGATTAGAACTTGCTATTGCAGGATTTAAAAAAGAAGATGTTGAGGTAACTACAGAGTCTAATAGACTTTCTGTAGAAGGAAAACAAAAAGAATCTGATACAGATGAGTATGTTTATAGAGGGTTAGCCTCTAGAGCATTCACTAGAACATGGACTTTATCTGATGATGTTGAGGTCAGTGAGGTAGACTTTACAAATGGTCTTCTTACTGTTAGATTAAATAAGATTATACCAGAGCATCAGAAGAGAAAGGTGTAT